CAGAACCATCATCAGTTTTTATCTTAAAATCAAAAATTGCTGTGTATTGTGGTATTATTAACCTGTTTAATAGATAATATTCAAAATCAGGTAATGCGTTAAAGAATTTGTCCTCTTCCGTTTTATTTGGTTTAATATAATAAATTAAAGGTGCGTTAGTTAATCCAGAAAATGGGTTTCCTTTAACCTTAAAATAAATATAATCATTTGTTAAACGTGTCGAACCTGTAAAATTTAATATATCATATTCTTGGTTATTATAACGGATAGAATATGACGCATAGTTAATTGTTAAATTTCTTAATGTGTTTGTTTCGTTGTAAGTTCCAGTTAAATCACCAGTTCTTAAAAAATTAATTTCGTATTGATTGCTTAGTGTATTGACATTTACTTGGAATGTTGCTTCTCTTGTTAACGTATTGTAGTTGTAATTTTCAACAGTGTTGCCAGTTTGTGTTGTGTAATCTGGGGCTATAGCAAAACTTGGGGACGCATATAATGCCGCAGGCCAATTTGTTATAATATTCTCTAATGAAACCCTAGTAAATTCTCTAAATGAACCAAAAAGAGCATAATTGGTTAGATTTCTTTTATCTAAATTTAAAATAACGCCAGCGTTATTGTATAGTAAATCTAAAGCGCTTTGAACAGTTAAATCTAAATCGGCTAGACTAACGAAATTAGAAAAGCTATTTGTTTTAAAATTTTTGCTAACCTTTGGTTCTGTATTTGTGGTAATAGAAAAATTACCCAATGTAAATAATGACGTTGAGTTACCAGCATCAGTTAACTGAACGCCTACCAAATCTGGTGAAAAATTTCTATATTCTATTGTATTGCCCTCAAAAAAGGTTTTTTTAGAATACCCCGCGACTTTTATTCTATCATTAGCCATTATACTGTTGTTATTGTTGTAAAGTTTTTAGTAAAATCAACATTATTTTTAAGTTCTCTAACTTCAAATAATGGTTTACCGTTAAATTTATCTTTAATTTCGTACAAGTCGTATTGTTTGTATATTTGATTACTAAAGTTGTAAATTGTGTAAATACCATCATCAAGAGATTTAGTTTGATTACCGTAAAGTGCATAAGCAATTGTCTCGGTATCATACTCAACCATTTCAACTTCAACCATTATTGGGTTAAAAAAAGTATTAGTTATTATAACCTCTTGATTTGCTGTTCCAATAAATGGAAAAGCATTTGGTTGTACGTTTGATGCTGAATTTGGTGATACGGTACAAAAAACTAATGTCGAATTATCATTAAAACGATACCTAATAGCTTTTTGGTTTGAATTTGTAAGGTTTTGGTTTACAGGCTCAGCTCTATTATTTGATGTAATAACCTTAAATAAGTTTGGTATCTTAGCATTGGTTCTACTAGTATCTAGATATTCAATTCTATATCCAATTAAACCATTATTTTCAAATCTACTTAAAAAATTTGTTGGTATTGTTGCTAAGTCAAACAAAAGACCTCTAATATCTGCAAATGCCGATAAAACCCCAACATCAACAATTTTAGTTCTAATTTCAGCAGGTTTTATAACAATTGTATATATACCCTTGTTTGAAAAAATACTAACGGGTAGTTTTAACGTGTACATCCCACCAAATAATTCAAAAGAACCAGTTCTATTTGGGTTGTTTACTGGGATAAGAACGTCAGAAACGTTCGGTATTTTTACTAACGTATTAGTAAGCGTATCTCTAGAGGGTGTGAAAGTATAAAAAATTTCAACATCTTCTGCTAATACATCTGAGGGTCTTACAATTCCATATGTTCCTGTAGCCATTTTTAATTTTTTTTAAAATATATATTACTTTGGTAATAAGTAAAAGTATTATGTTGTATTTAGCCCAAAAAAACCGTTTCCATATCTAGATAATTGAGCTAGATTGGTTATTTCGGACATTTTTAAATGTTTTTCATATACTGTTACAATTCCTCTATCTATAAATACATCACTTTCAATTTCTGGTTTAGAAATTATCCCTAATAAATATTCTTCTTTTGTTATTGCTGATAAAGATATATTGGTTTCATTCCATCCTTGCCCAATAAATGACATAAACGTAGTGTTTTGACGTATATTATCACTAAAATATAATCCATCTTTTTGATTTACGGTTCCTATATTTGGGTCATTTTTATCAACATCGAAAATATATGTTAGGGCAGATGGGTCTGATGATGTTACCCTGCTAACGCCATTAACGGTTCCACCACTATAATTGGTATACGTTTCAGTTAACATATCAAAACCTACTTTATATTTTTGATTTTTATCATACGACTCAACATCGTTTGCTCGACTATCTGTGTATCCCGATATTGTATTGTTGGTATAATCGTAGTAATCTGAATCTGTTTTTCCTGTTACCCTAGTTTGTGGGTTAATTTGTGTTTGTGCACTTATTGGTAATATACCCGACATGAACGGAAACGTTATACCACTAGATAATAATTTATTGGTTAATACAGTATAGTCTACAGGCGTATAATTATTTGGGAAATTAGGCAAATAAATTGCATCGGTAAACATACCCATATCATCAATATTCTGAGTTAACATTACATTAACATAGAAAGATGTTGCGGTTAATTGACCGTATGTTGGACTATTATAGTTTCTATCTATATTGTTTTCTAATGATATTTTTCTTTGAATTATTTCCATTACAGAACTTGTGATTGATATAAATTTACTGTTATGTCTTGATTATTTGGATTGACTGAATTTTGTCTATATGTTACATTTGTTGAATGTGTATCACTTATTTTATAATAAAAACCAGTTGTGTTCCTGTATAAATCATATCTTGTATATTGTTTTTTAATAAAATCATTTATTTTTGATGGTGCGCTTATTGTTGATAACGGTATAAATTTACCCGTTTTGCCATTAAAATAGTTTGCTTTCATATACAAATATTTTGGATTACCGTTTAATATTAAGTCATCCTTATATGCATAAATATAATAACCTTCATAAAATGCTTTTGGTACCACTAACGGATTTGATATTAAAAGATTAACAGGTATTTGGCTAGCTGGTAATGGTTGTCCAGCAACGTTAGTACCAGATGTTCCAGCAGGGTAATAATCACCTTTTGATAATCGATTGTATATATCAATCGTTAATAATTGATTTTGTGTCATTTGATTATCGCTATCAAAAAATTCTAATTTTAAATAACTTTCAGTAAAACTACTTTTTAAAAATTTTATATCAGAATCCTCAAACCCAATATTTGAATAATATGTTGGTGTTTGAAGGCTGTTGCTAGAGTTTAAAAAATTTATACTATAGCTTATGTTACCTAATTGTATATTTTGGTTGTCTATTGGGGTGAATCTAACCTTATCGTAATCTAATATCGGATTAACAGATTTTTGTGTTGCATCTTCAACAAATAACCTTTCAATCAATTCGCTATTATCAACAATTTGATATTCTAAATTAATTGGTAAATTAATAGACGTAGCAGTAATGGGTATAGTTGTTCCCTGTAGATTACCTGAATTTATTTGATATTTAACATACATTGTCCGATAGATTTACTTTAAATTTATTACCAACAGCATTTCCAATTGGGTCAGCTGGGAAAGTAGAAAAGTATAAATCCCAATTATCAAATGGGTCCTGTCTTTTCACTTCAAAACAATAGTTTTGATATATATAATGAGAATTATTTAAAAAAGGATAGTTAACAAAATCATTGGTAATATCATTTGTACCAATGTCTAAATAATCTCTCCAATAATATTTTCCATTACCTAGGGTAATTGCATATGTTGGTATGCCATAAGTTTTTTCGTCACCTTCTTCAATATAAGTAGAAAAATCTCTTATTTTTATTAGATGATGCGCTTTGTAATAATAACCTTCTGGTCTAGGGCCTGGTACAATTGAATTGCCTGTTGTTTCTCTATTTATTGTGTTGAATCTATGATTAACATCAGATAAAACAACTTCTTTAACAGTAATAGTGTTATATTCTACCACATCACCATAATAATCATTGTCTGTAATTTTTACATCAAATTCTAAAGGTGTAAATGTTTGGCTTGGTGCTGTAGATACATTATGTATTTTTTGTATTACTGGTATATCTTTTAAATACGTATTTATATTTGCCGTATTTAATTCTGAGATATATGGTGCTTCAATACCTGAAGATACTTTGGTAAATATTTGATTGCTATCTGTCTTAATAATTGTTAAATAGAGTTCACTTAATGGTCTGCCTAAATTGTCAACTAAATCTTGAATTGTAATATCTTCGTTAAAAACAAACTCAGTTATATCATCTGAAAAAATACTTTCAGAAAATGCAACTTTAAAGATTTCATAATCGTCTGGTTCAATAATATTGGAAGATTTTGTTCTAATTTTTTTAAATTTTCTAAAATAATATTCTGATGGTACGTTTTCATACATTTTTGTCATTCGGCTATTTGAATTAAGTACTAATGCGTTGTAGTCAATGTCAATACAGAAATAATAATTTTTTTGTTTACCGTCATCTAAACCAACCCTTATTACTTGGTATGTACCATCTAGATTTGTGTTCATTAATTTTACAACACCGCCATTTGATAAATTATGAAATACGGGCACACTTAATGCTGTCATTGGTTTTCCACCAACAAGAACTTTTTGTTTGTCAATTATCATTAACCCACCATTAACCATTGGGTGAGTTTTATCTGAAGCATGTGGATAAGTTATTGTTAATTCCCAATTTTTTACTTGTTGATTTGTAATATTTGTAACGTCAGGTAAAAATAAAAACCTTTCTCTTTTAGGCTCCATATCATAGAATAAACAAAAACGAGCATTTGAAATTACTGGGTCAAAATAACCATACCACCCATCAATTTCTTTTAAGTGTTTTTTTATTGATTGACCAAATGTTAAATTTGGGTCATCATCATCAAATGTATTATTTGTAAATAAGTTAGTACTAAAAACTTCCCAACAAGATTGTGTTCCAGTTGTATTAAATAGTACGTTACTTATCAGCGGGTTTATTTTACCAAGTATTCTATAAAAAGGGCATTTTTGTCTTTCGTAATTAAATTGGTCACCTAAATTAAGAACTTTATTAATTTCATCTGGCGGTAATAATCTACTGGTGTTGTTAACTTGTAGATTCATATATGAATCCTTATCTACAGCTTCCTTAGATTTATACTTATTTAATAAATTTGTAATTTTTTTATCCATGTTACGGTAATATTATTGGTATTATATCGGTACAACCAACGCTATCTGTTACAATTGCTGAATGTGTTCCACTTCCAAATGTTTTTTGGTCAAATGCGCCAGTATTTACTGGTGAATATGTATATGGAGGTAAACCGCCAGTTGCATTGTATCTAATTACATATGTTGCAAATGGTGGGGTACCACCGACACTTAAAATAGTATATGAGCCAGCTAGAGAAGATGTTGGTCTTTTTATTACTGAAATAGGTAGTGTTAATGTATTACTATTACACTCTTCAATAGTATCTTGTGCACTTATTTGTAAAAGGCCGTTAATTATTGGTCCATACGTGAATGTCTGTTGCCCAGCTGTATTAGCATAGCCTGTTGATACCACACCATCAATAGTATACGTTATTTTGAAAGGTGGGCCATATGTACCAGCAACAATATTGAAATTTATTGTGTATCTAGTTGGGTCACATTGTTTTGCATTATTATAACCAACACTATTAACTGTAGGTGGTACAATTTTAATAATTGTAACATTTTGTGTTTGTGTTTGACCAACACTATCAGTTGCTGTGACTGTATATACCCCATCGAATAAATCAACAAAACCATTGCCTGGGTATCGTTGGTTTGCGCTATAACCATTAGGCCCTGTTACTGTAACTGTATAAGATGGTGTTCCTCCGCTAACTAATGGTGCTATTGAACCGTCATTTGTTTCGTCACAACTAACGTTTTGTATATTTGCCGATGGAATAGATAATACTAATGGTGGTGCTGTGGTTGCTGTTAATTGTGTATTACATGTTTGTATTGGGTTACTGCTATCAGTTACAACAAATGTGTTTAAACCCGCTGGTATGTTTTGTAACGTTCCATTTGTTGCTGTTGCGTATGTTGATGTTGATACACCTAATGAATTTGTTGTTCTTACGGTATAAGGTGGCGTTCCGCCATTAATTGTAAATGAAACCATGCCGTCATTTGTTGATTGGTTTCTTGGTTCTTGGAATAGACCAAAAGAACATGATAAGCCTAACGGACCATCGATGCTAACTTTTTTAATAACAACCGTACCTAACGCATCGGTAGAAGTTATTGTATATTCGCCAGCAATTAAACCAGTAATGTTTCCACTTGTTGTTGCTGTTTGAGGTCCGAAACTATAATTTGGTCCAGTCCATGTATATACAAACGGTGATGTACCGCCAATAAATGTAAACGCAATAGAGCCATTAGACGCGCCAACTACGGTTGTGTTTGTAACAGTAGTATCAATAATATATTCATCTACAATTGCTGGATTGCAAGTAGTAAAATATTTTGCCTTTGTTTTTTCAATCGCACTTTTTTCTGGTATGATGCCAAAATACATATAAAAAGAATTAGATGTTAGTGAGCCCATATCAGAATTAGATGACGGACTAAGTCTAAAATTTCTAAATGAGTTATATAATGAACCGTTTACGTGTAACGCACCGCTATCTCCCTGTATATTAAATGAAGAGCCGTTTTGTGGGACATCTAAATTAGCTGTTACGATTGGTGGGTATGAATTTATTCCTGAACCTGCAACGTTTAAAAGCGCATATGTGTCTCTTACATATCTATTTGTACTGGTTAATACATCGGCTGGGTCTTGTGGGTCGTATATCTCTTCTATTGTTACAAATCTATGAACTGGTTGGTTGATTTCTGATTCTGGAATATCAACACTTAATTCACATAATCTTCTGATGTTTGTGGCTTGACCAGAATTAAATGTAACAGCATTAATACAACCAATATCAAAAAATAAACCAACATAAAGATTACCAATTTGAAACATACCAGTTGTTATATTTCCTTCATCGTCACCTGGTTCTGGTTCTTCTTGAATTAATGGTGGTATTTTGTAAGATGTATTTGTAATGTATTGTATTATTTTTGGGAATCCTTGCCAATCGCAATCAAAAACAGAACCTAAATTTGTTAAATCAGTTGCAAACATTTTCCTACCACTACCATCCAATACTAATGGTGGGTAATATAAGTTGCCATCGTACTTTACTAATAGGCCGTTCCTAAATCGATGTGTAAAATTATCGTCCACACTAAAAACTGTTGTGTCGGAAATTTGATTTGTTTTGCAACTATTATATCCTGTACCACCTTGGTAATCTCTACAATATGTCTCACAAAATTTTTCTCTACCTCTTCTTCTTTTTTTATATTTTAATAGGTACATATATAGCGTTCCATTGACCCAGTCATTAAAAAAATCAAATTGGTACAATCCTAACTGTTCAGCTAAAACCGCTGATATACAGTCCGTATAATTTTCAACAGGTTCACCATCACAACCAGGCGCATAATATGTTTCAGGGTCTGATGGACATTTTAATGTAATTGGGGTTATCCACTTAAATGGTTTCCAGCCCGCTATTTTTATATCCCGTATTTTACAAAGAATGAAATTAATAAAAGCGACAATACTAGCAATGATTGTAACAATAAAACAAATTATAGTAAATAATATATTTCCCTTTACATATGTTCTATTGAAAGGGAACGGTGTTTTATCGCCAGCGCAATCATCGACATTTTTAATACCCATGTAGTGCTTATTTTTTCTACCTAAACCCGCTCTTTGTACTCTGGGTATAAAATTTTTAACTGTATATATTTTATTCCAATATAAATCAGTAAAACTTGTATCTTTAGTTGTTTTGTCAAAACTAAAATCAATGTCGTTTAAGTTGTTTGGATTATGTGGTATTAAATACTTTCCTCTAGTTCTTAATCTACCACCACCACCAGATTCATCCATACCTACTCTAAATCTAACTCTAGCTCTTGTGGGTATACCGATATTTTCATCACCAGATGGTACGATGTTTCCAAATTCATCCGTAACAACATAATCTAAGTTCATCGGTATTTGATATGACCATGTTCCGTTTTGGTCAATAACTCTACCACCATCAACGCTAAACTCCTCAATTTCATTATCTGTTGTCTTTCTAATCATTTCTAAAGAACCCTCACCAGTTACTTGTTCGCAAAGTCTACCCAATCCTTTTCTAGGTCTACATCTCTTGTTAATGCTGTTTTTTCTGCTATCACCAAAATAGCTACCCATAAAAATTGCTGCTGGTTTAACAAAATAATCTAAATTAAAATCAACTCTGTTGATACCAATTTGACATGTTTCTAAATTACCCCAAAAAGGTCTAACGTTTACACCGATATTTGCTGATTTTACTTGTGGTAAAGTGTTTAGGTTTGTGCTCTCTTTAAATTTTGTAGGGCTATAAAACATTTTTTGTGGTGCACCTTGCTCAATTAAATCGTAGGGTCTTTGAGAGACAATTCCAATATTTGATAAGTCAGCGTCAATATGTACTGTATGGTTACCAACAGGTACACCAAAAATCATAAAATCACCAGCAAAATTTGTTTGCGTTGTAAATTTATAATATTTACAATATACTTCAGAAACAACTTCATTGTCTAGGATTTCCCTTTTTGCTGGGAATGTTCCAACGGGTGTATAGCAATCGTCTTGACTATCAGATTCCATAGGTAGTAGATTGTATCTAATACCGTCACTATTTTTATCGTTTGGAGTTTCGTATGGGTATAAGCCATATATTTCTTTATCTTCTTTATCGGTGTCCGAAATAGGGATAAAAACAGAAACTTTTGCATTTGGTACACCAAAGCCATTATTAACTGTTACCCTACCAGCAATAACACCATAATCTGAACAAAATTCACTATATGCTTGGTCTTGACTAATCTTTAAAGATAATATTTCAATAAAATCAAAATCTTGTTCTATTTTTAAAGATAGATACTTATCCGTTCCATCGGTACTTGTTCTTATTCTAATATTCTCAGACATTATTTATTTTGGTTTATCTCAATTATATCATCAGGGTTCTCTAACTCATATTCGTATTCATCCTCATTAAAATCTTCTTCATCGTCTTCTTCATCATCCTCGTCATCGTCTTCATCTTTATCTAATTTCAAAATTTTTGTACCTATATAATATAAAACAGGTACAAGATTTAATTCTTTTGACAGGATGGTAAGTTTAAACAACGCAACCAAATAACCAATGATAAATAATGGTGTTATAAATACTAAAAATGTTATGAATAATAATATTCTAACACTAAAATCTAATATTTTTTTACCTATTGGTCTGTTTGGTTCATTAACGTTATTTTTAATATCGTTAAATATTTTTTTACCGTCTTTGTTTTTTTTGCAACTAGTACAAGCCATAATTTTTTTTATTATAATATATGGTTTTTACACCAAAAAACAAGGCTTATTTACTTAGAACGTACTATTATATCTGTTGTTGGATATTTTATTTCATACATTGTTGTAGCCTCACCAAATAATGCGTAATCATTTGATATATCAATTTGTCTTGTTGCATTATCAATATATGGTTGAGTTATCTCGTTTATTGAATACTTTCCACCAACTAAATTATATACCCTTAGGTCAATTACATTTAAAACACCACCAACATTATTAATTGCCTCTAATAAATTAGATAAGTAAATATTTTCGCCCATATCAAATTTATTAATATCCATATATGAACTAATGGTTGTAATAACTTGTGAAATAATTTGTGCTTGTGGATATTGTTTATCTAAAAATAAATCAACTTGAAATGAAATATTAACAATTTTTGCATCTGTAACCTCAACATAATCATTTAACATTCTATAATCTGATAGATAAGTTGCAATATTATTTTTTAATGTACTTGTTGATGTGTTCGTTAATTTACCTTCATTGTCTAGTCCTAGTATATATATTTTAATTTTATTTTGTTGTTCAAAAACACCACATCTAAATGGGGCACCAAACTGACCAGGCATTAACCCTATTCTAGATTGATAATCCTTGATTGTTACTGCTCTGTTCTGTGCTGAAAAATTATATCTAACTAGATTTCTTATTTCTTCAACAGATGGTTGGTTTTTACCGCCTAGTGCTGGAACTGGATTGTTTACCTTTAGTGAATTTTTAACTAAATTATTAACATTAGCGTCAGCCCCATTAACAGTCATGTTAACTAAACCAAGTGATGTTACAACACCTTGTCCTATATTTGTATCTAAACCACCACCGACTTTATATTTTACAAATAAAGTTGTATTTGGTGATTGTGTTATACCTAATGATAAGTTATTAATAAAATCCCCCATTTGGGCTATTAACTCTGGGTTTGTATCAAAATCGGTTAATGAGCTGATATCTTGATTACCACCACCAAAAATTAACTTTAAAAATCCATTATCAGTGTATTCAGTTATAAATTTTTTATCAACTTTTATATATTTTCCTGGTCTTACAGATGGATTGTCACTTAAAGCATTAAAATCTTCAATAAAAACTTTATCTTCCGCTAAGGCATCAACTTCGTACCATCTTAATGCACTATTTAAAAATTGAGAATATGTTGGTATTGTTGTATAATTGGTACCAGCTAATGCAATTACCGATTCGACGCTTGTAACATTATTATCAGGTAATATCACCTCTAAAAATGGTACAACGTCCGCTGGCGTTATTACTTTTTGATAATACTTTGTAAAACCGTTTATTGCAATTTCTCTTTTTGTTAACGTGTAATTTATTATTGTACCATTTGCGTTACGATTTGGGATGATTATTCTATTTGGTATTCCACCAACACTAAACGGAGATGAAAAATCAATATCATATAATGATTCAAAAACTTTACCAGAACCATTTCCTTGTGCACCTGCTTGTATTAATGGACAATATGTTACATCAAATCCGTCA